TTGAGAACGGTTCCCATTAAGCTGCGACACGCCGAGCTGTGTTGACATGTGTGGTGTTGTGTGGTACGCGGAAGTGAGCGTGAAAGGACGGTGCGGTTGTGGCGTGTCATGTTATGAGGTGTGATATATTGAAGAGTGGTAATATAAATATTATTGAAAGAGGTGTCAATGAATATTGTTCTTAGTGTTTATGCCATTGTTATAACAGTATTGTTCATAGTGTCTCTTGGTGCATAAGTTTTTGTATTGAAAATGGGAGTAAATAAAATGAGTTTCATGAATATTAAAGCGTTGTCTAATTCGATTGATTTTAATGTGAATAGTATTTACGATGTGTTTGTGTATTTTGTTGATATTACGTCCGATTGTTTAATCGAAACTCGGTTTGTCGATTGCATTGACGCATACGGGCTTAGGGATGTGCTTGACGATGGCGTGTTTTATGTTCCGGGTGCGGTATGTTTGGGGTATCGGATTAACCGGTGAGCGTGTTTTTTTGTAAGCGTAATAGTTGCGATTTCGTCAGGGGTTATAGGGTTCGTGGCGAACAGCGTGTTAAGCCCGTTGTTATGAGTACGAAGTGGTTTAAATGTGATTCTACCGTGTCGGATTATGTGTTTGCGCATTGTCGTGATATGGTTGATTTGATGCGGCGGGGTTTATGGGAGGGGTGAGGTAAACGGCCTATTAGCTCAGTGGTTAGAGCGGCATCCTTATAAGATGTGCGTGCTGGGTTCAATTCCCGGATAGGCTACGCGATTGTGATATATTGGGTCATGGCATGTCGTTTGATGTGTCATGACCTTTTTTTTTTTTTTGTGAGGTGTGTTCATGGACATTAGTTCGATTGTAACCGTTGTCGGGAGTGTGGGTTTTCCGATTGTCGCGTGTTGTGGTATGGCGTGGTTTATTGCCACGACGTTCAGTGATTTTAACGATTTGATGACTAAGAACAATGTGTTGACGGAAGAACTTATTGCATTGCTCAAGAACAATAAGGGGGATAGTGATGATACGAATGTGGCGTAGCGTATTGGCGTGCGTATGTGCGTTGTCCTTGCTTTTTGCACCGTCTGCAAGCGCGGATATGCGCGGTGTTGATGTGAGCAATTGGCAGTGTGATATTGATACGTATGCGCTGGACGCTGATTTCGTCGTGGCGGGTGCTACATGGGGTATCGGCGGTTTTAACAACACATGTTTGACCAATGGCGTGAATCAGGCGGCGAACTATCAGCTTGGACGCGCAACGGACAGCGGCAAAAGTATTGGCGTATACCATTACGCAATGGGACATGATGCGAACGCGGAAGCTGATTTTTTCGTAGATAATGTGCGCGGGTACGTCGGTAATGCGGTGTTTGTTTTGGACTGGGAATCTCAGGATAATCCGCAGTTTGGTAACGGCGCGTGGATTGAAACGTGGGTTCGTCATGTGCATGACCGCACTCAGGTGTGGCCGATTGTGTACGTTCAGGCGTCAGCACTGGGACAGCTTACGCAGTTCGTGCGCGAGCATTGCGGTGTGTGGGTCGCACAGTATGCATCAATGAACGCGACCGGCTATCAGGAAACGCCGTGGCTATACGGCGCATATGGTGAAGCCATGCGGCAGTACACGTCGAACGGGTATGTGTCGGGCTATGCCGGACGATTGGACTTGAATTATTTCCGGGGTGATCGATGGCAGTGGGATGCATACGCGCACGGCGACGGCGCGAATGTATCCGCACCGGAAACGAACATCGGTGGGAATGCCGGTGGGAGCGTGTCGCAGTCGGTTTGCGTGGTGGTTGCGTCGGGTGACACGTTATCGGGCATCGCCGAGCGTACCGGCTTGCTGCCGTGGCAGTCGTGGCACGGGTATGGGTCGGGTAATCCGGCTGTGATTTATCCGGGTGAAACCGTGTGCTATGGCGGTGCTGTGACTGCGCAGCCGAATGTGGCGCGTACGTATACGGTTGTGTCCGGGGATAGTCTGTGGTCGGTGTTTGGCGGTGATTGGGCGCGTGTCGCGTCGCTTAACGGTTTGTCGAATCCGAGTTTGATTTACCCAGGTCAGATTTTGCGTTATTGAGAATCAATGTCAATAATCGGCGTGTCGCTTTTTGCGCGCGCCGATTTTGTGCTATAAATATTTATGCCATCAAATAGGTGGTAAAAAGATAGAACAGGATAACAAACATGCGAAAGATTCGTAAGGTAATCGCTGACAGCACCATAAGTTATTATGACAGGGACGGCGTGGCACAGACGTTCCACACCACCGGAAACGTTCGTACCGTTGAAATGGCCGTCAAGGCGCTTATGGACGCCGGTATCGTCAACGTGTTGGTTGATGATATTACGGTCGATAAAACCGTGTACGTGATGGACGTTGATACGTTCATCGAACATGCCGAACGTGTTGCGGTTGACGTAACCGGTACCGATATCGACAATGATAACGACAACGATATTGAATTCTGAAAGGAACTGAAATGAACGAAGAAAACGAACAGATGAACGACACCACCGTGAATGAAACCGCACAGAACACCGCTGACAACTATCGTTATATTTGCACGATGGACAACAGCACGTTCGAGGGAAAACGCGCCATCGTCAACGCACGCAACAGCGCGTTGTCGCTGAACGGACACGGGGCGGAACCATTGACGGTTATCGGCGCTTATATCGCGCCGGGCGTCCGTTCTCAGACCGGTCAGAAATGCGCAAACGTCTATCTTTTCGGAAAGGACGGTAAGACGTATTTCAGCCAGTCACAGGGAATCTACCGCAGCGTGTTGGATATCTACGACATGTTCCCCGATTTCAACGCGCCGGACGGTATCACCGTCGCGGTCAAGCAGACCGCACTTGGTGGCGGACGTTCCACGAAATCGCTTGAAATCAAGTAGTTCGGAATGAAACAAAAAGTGCCATAAATTGTTATGGCACTTTTTTTTATAAGGTGGTGAACATGCCTAGAGCGCATAAGCAAGCGGACATTTTGACAGCGAAACGCAAGCGTGTGCGGCGTACGATAAACAGTCTGAAAAAAAGCATTACCGACACCATGCCCGAAAGTGAAGCACATGCACGACGTGTTTACATCCAGCGACTTGAAACGCAGCTGAAAAACACATATGTAGGCCGTACTCGCAACGCTGCCATGCGTGACGAATTGTATCAACGCGCCAATGAAAAAGCTGATGCGCTGATTCGACAAACCGAAGACGTGCGCGGCGGCAAAGGGCGCGCGAAAGAACGCGCACGCTCATTTAATATCTTTCGCAATGAAATGCGAATGGCGTCCAAGGGGCTACCGAGCGCGCTGGGCGATGACCTAAGTCGTGAAAAAGTCAAGATATTTTGGCGATACACACAAAACGTATGGCAACGCCCCGATGTCGCCCCGAACAAACGGTTAGAAGTCATCATGAAAGCATATGATACCAATTCGCTTAGTGAATTATTTGATACTATCATGTCACGAAACGAAAAGGCATTGCGATACGCCAAACGTATGAAAATGCACGCGGGCGAATTGGAAGACGATACGGACGTTGATGGCGGTAGCCCGATATGGCTTATGCTAGTAACGCCTGACGTGATACGATAATGAAAGAACGCAAAGATTTTAGAGTAGCGGCGATATTCGACACCGAAACAACGAACATCGGGACAGGTGCCGAAACGCGCGCGTATCCGATATTATACATTTTTAACGATTTGCGTAACACGCCACTGGAATCGTACACTCCCGATACGGACGATGTACGGTTTTACCGGCGCACGTCCGAAGCGTTGACGTACATTGATAATCTTATTGACTATGGGCGCGCGCACGGTTATGTTCCGATAATCGCGGCCTATAATCTTATGTTCGATATGCAAACTCTCATGTTGGAATTGGCGCAGTCGTATACGATTACCGCTAATGCGCAGACGGCCACTAGCGTGTATACGCTTGACTTGTATGTAGGTAATGACGTGGTGTGCCGTTTTTGGGATACGTTTTACCTTGAAATGGGCGGGCTTCGTGCAATGGGTGAAACATGCGGATTGCCGAAAGCGGTGGGCGACTGGGATTATACGCTTCTGCGCACGCCTGAAACGCCACTGACCGCGGAAGAACTTTTTTACGCGCGTCGTGATGTGCAAGTGATACCACAATACTTGCAATGGTTGCTACGCGCGAATCATTGGCTTACGCCGGACATGCTGGGTTGTCGTGTGCTTACTAAGACGTCACTTGTACGGCAGATGGCGCGCCGTGAGATTGGCGGGCGACGCATTACGTTGCAGAGCGGTAAGCAGATGACGCTTCAACGTGCGTTTGAGTTGACTTGCAATCAGGAGTTTCCGAAAAACTATGAGTCCTATGCCTTGCGTAAGTCGTGTTTTCGTGGCGGATTGACGTTTACGAGTGCGAAAACCGCTAGCGTTATTGTGGATAATGTTGCGTCCTTGGATGTAACGTCAATGCATCACGCGTTCATTAATGGGCGACGGTTGCCGGTGAAGTTTGCGCCTATACCCCCGGATATTCTGCAGGTGGCGTGCGAACGTATCGTTAACACGCCGCTTGAAGACGTATTGGCGAATTATAGTGACCCGTTCCGTACGGGTGTACATGCGGCAGTAAGATTTACGAACCTCAGATTACGTAAAAACACATGTTTCGATACATGGGGTATTGCAATCTGTCCGCGCTCAAAATTCGTAAAGACGTTGCAAGCGGATACGGATTATGCCAATAATGAGCGTGCGAAAACACAGGAAAACAGCATTAGGGCGCATGGTTATGTTGATAGCGCCGTTAACGCGACATACGCTTTCGGAAAATTGTATTGTGCGGATGAATGCATATTACATGTGAACGAAATTGAATTATGGAATGTGGCACAAGTATATGAGTACGATGAAATGCACGTCTTGTACGGGGAGGGTACCACTAAGACAATCATTCCGCCCGATTACGTAACTTTGCAATCCAATATGCTTTTCGCTCGAAAATCCGATGTGAAAAACCTGATTAAACATTATCATGAGGGGGCAGCGTATACGGAAAAAATACCCGAGTCGATACCTGAGGGCATCGCGCGCGACGCGATGACGGGCGCGTTAAGCATGAAATTTTTACAATCATACTACGGTAGCACAGTTAAAGGCCAATTCAACGGGATTTATGGCACTCAGGCGCAAGACGTCATGAAAGCCGATTATCGCGTGACGGAAACCGGCGAACTTGAAGTTGATAAAACCACGGTTTGCACTCCCGAGAATTTTGCGAAAAAACGTCCGAAAACGCCACGCGTACTCTACACTTACGGCATGCGAATCGTTGCGGGCAGCAGAATGCACTTGCTGATAGCCATGATGCTGCTATATCGGCATTTCGGTAATCGCGTCACGGTCACAGGCGGCGACACCGATAGTCTGAAAATCAGCTGCGCCAATGACGTATCTGACATGGAACTTTTGCAAGCGCTCGACCCATTGCACAATGCGATAGAAAACGCTATCAACATTACCATGCGACGCGTCAGAGAAACCGCGCCCGACATGGCGTCTACGTTGGAACATATCGGAAAATTTGAAGTGGAAGATTGTGGCGATACAACCCGATATGTTGAGCATATGGAATTGTGGAATAAAGCACGCGTAAGTTTGGACACGGGCGGGCGCGTACACGTCACTTGCGCGGGACTTCCGCGACCGGACGGCATGTACACCATAGAAGATTTTATTGCCGATGTCATGCGCGCGGGGCACGGTTTCGCGGAAACCGTACAAATGTCGCTCGGTTATGATGTGTTGGCCGATTATGATATATGCCATACGTTGCAGCGCAATCGACCGCATGTATGGGATAGATACGTCGGTAACGTCACCGATTATCGAGGTGTGACATATCATGTTGACGCGCCCGAAGCGATAGCGTTGTATCCGTCCGGTAGATGGCTAGGCGAATCGGACAAACAGGCCAACGGCGAGAATCTGACATACATACGAAACACGTATAATCGAATTGTGGAAACAATGCCCCGCGAACTTATTATGCGGGACGGCAAACCTATGATTGTGAGTATTGATGGTGAAATATTATTATGACCGGTTGAGAACACAGATATTGCCACGCAACGCCGACGTGAATCTTATAATTGGCGCACGCGGACTCGGTAAAACGTATGGCGTACGTCGATACATGTTGGAAGATTATATTAAAAACAACATATGTTTTGTTGAGGTCACACGATATCGAGAAGAAAATAGTGACGTGGCGGCAAAATATTTTGACAGAATAATAGAAGATAATATTTTCCCCGACTACGATTTTAGAGTACATAACAAGGTTGCTGAAATACGTCGTAATGGCGAGAAAAAATGGCGGACATGCGGCTATTTCATCCCATTATCATTACAACAGCAGAAGAAAAAAAGCACATATGTTAATGTACGTAACATTTGCATGGATGAAATTATTATAGACCCCGATGACGTGTATCATCATTATTTGCGCAACGAATATGAACAATTGGCTAACCTTGTAGATACCGTCACGCGCGAACGCGCCGACGATAATAAGCTGCGCAAGCCGCGAATCTTTTTACTAGGCAACGCGTGCGACGCATATAATCCGTATTTCAAACATTACAACGTACCCTTGGAACCTGAGTTTGGCTTGCAATGGCTTGATGGTAAGACGTGTATTTTCGATTATGTTGAAGATGATAAATACGCTGAACAGAAAACAAAAAACACCGTTGCGGGACGTATGATGAAAAATAACGATGGTGTCACCGCAAAAAACAAATTCAAACACCATAATACTGATTTTATTGAAAAACCACACAACCACGTTAAACTTACTTATGTCTTCCGTTGGTTGCGTCGTGAATACGGCGTTTATGTTGATTTACGTTGTGGCTACGTTTTCACATCATCAAAATATGACGCGGGCGCGCATGTGCCGTATTTCGCAATTACGACGGATGATAACAAACTTAATTATCTTACGGCAAATGTTGCAAAAGACTTGATTAGGAATCTTACATCATATTACGCGTTAGGCTATTTACGCTACGATACGGTGGAAACGCAACACGCCGTAATTGCAATGCTTAGAAATTTCGGCGTAAAATAAACACAGCATACACGAGGTGTTACAGTGAGAATGTTAAAACATTATCGTTGATAACCACGGTTGACTCCGCCAATGATATGGCCGTGAGGGAAAAGCGCGCCGTTCGTCGCTGTGAATCATGTCGCAAGTGTGCTATTCTTGAGTCGTACCGGCCACATACCGGTACGACTTTTTTCATATATGAAAGGAAAAATAATGGATGACGAAAAACCCACCGAGGAAAGGGACACCGCCGAACGCGATGACCTTACCCCCGACGAAACGCACCGCGTAGGCGAATCCGATGACTTGCGCGATATGCTGCGTGACGTGCTGGACAAGGTGAACGCAATAGGCGACCGTATGGACGCAATCAGCGAACGTATCGACGGTATCTATGACAATTTCACCGATTCCGTCGCGCAGATGATTGAAAACGGCGCGACCATCAAGGAAAACGACGATGACGCGGCGGAAGCAATCGCGCAAGCGGCGGCGGAAGACTTGGAAAATCTCGATTACACGCTTTAATCGATTGGAGGAAATATTATGGCTGTAGACAATGCGACGATTTTGGATAAGGTGCGTACCAAGGGCACGGACGATTATCAGCAGCGTATTCCGAGTGCGACACAAACCGGCGTGGCGAACACCATGCGCTACTTGTTCGACCCCATGAACCGCCAATATTTGAACGATTGCGTTTGGAATATGGTCAATCGTATCGGGCTTACAGTTATGGCGCAGAACGCACCGTTTGAAAACCCGTTGTCGATTTTCAAAAAGGAAAATTTGTACTGGGGTTCGACCGTACAGGAAATCGCAGTCAAGTGGATTAAGGCGCACGGGTACAAGGATGACGCGGAAGATTTGTTGAAGATGCACCGCCCCGAAGCGGCAGTGTGGTTCTACGAGAACAACCGCCGTGACCAATACCCGATTTCATGGACTGACGATGAATTACGTCAGGCGTTCGTTGATGATTTCGGTTTGAACCGTTTCGTTGCGCAGATTATGGAAAGCCCGCGTAGCAGTGACCAGTACGACGAAATGAACATTATGCTTGCGCTGATTCGACATTACGAGCAGAATCTTGGTTTCTACAAGGTGCATCTTGACGCGGTGCCGGGCGACGAAACCACCGCCAAGACGTTGCTCAAGGCATTGCGTGCGACCGCCGGGCGTATGCAGTTCCCCAGCACGCAATACAATGCGTTGAACGTCACCGACATTCCGGCGTACGCAAGCCCGCAGCAAATGGTGTTGTTGATTGAACCGGAATATCTTGCGTCGCTTGACGTTGACGCATTGAGCGCGGTTTTTCAGCTGGATAAAGCGGACGTGCCGTATCGTGTTATTGAGGTACCAAGCCTCGGTATCGACGGCGCTGTTGCGTTGCTCGTTTCCACCGATTGGTATCAGGCTCGCGACACGCTGTATGGCACTACGCAGTTCTATAACCCGCAAACACTTTCCAACACGCTGTATCTCAATCACTGGGGCATTTACGGTGTGTCCCCGTTCACTCCATGCGCGCTATTTACTACCGATGCGGGCACTTCCATCAATGTTGTGACTCAGACCGTGACCGACTTCACGCTGACCCCGACCACGGGCACCGTCAAGGCGGGCGACCTTATGCAGCTCACGCCCAAGCTCACCGCCACCGTAAAGCCGACCGAAACCGCCATACAGGTCGCGCCGAACGCGGCAACGTACGAGGTTGCGGCGAACCATGCCGCAAGCGGCGATGACGCGCACGGCGCGGCGTTCGACCTCAACGTCAATACGTTCGTGGATGACCAAGCACGCTTGCATGTCCAGCGTGACGGCCTTGCCGCCGGTGATGTCATTACCGTGACGGGCACCGCCACGTACGTCAATCCGAACGGCGAGACTACGGAACATTCCGCGACATGCACGTTCACCGTCGCATAGTCTGAATCGACTATGGTATAAAATGAGTGGTGTTTCATGTGGGGCACCACTCATTTTTTCATATAGGAAAGGACGCGATATGGATTTTCCACATCTGCAAAACGCAACGGCGTTCCCGGACACTGATACGCGCGTGTACGGTCAGTATCGCAATGTTTTTGACTACAACGTTTGGACTCCAAACACGATAATTAAGTTATGTCGTGTGAATTGGTACGATGATTATCACGACGTTGTGAAATTCTCCGATGACATTGCACGAGACGCGTGGTTTGACAAACTAGAGGGCGAAACCGTCAAACTCACAACGAACATGTATATTGCGCGTGCCGATGCGGACGGCATAAAATTGCCCGTGCCTTACATGACGGCGCAACAGTATAATTACATTGTCGTTGACTTTTCGCATGACATTATCAATACGCCGTATCAGAAAACCGACATGCAGACACGTTATCATTTTTTCATCACTTCCGTACGCGCGGAAGCGCCGAACACGACAACATGCACGCTTATTCGTGACGTATGGACGGACTATATCAACAATACCGTAATCAACGGTTTGCTGTTGTCACGCGGGCACGCGCCGTTAACGGAAATGACACCGGCGCAACTCTTGGAAAACCCGCGTGCGAATTGTCGTGATTTCACGATGCCCGACGTTGACTATGGCAATGCCGCATCGAATATCAGGAAAAGCGCACCGTTTAATCTGCAAAACGGTACAAGATACATCTGTGTGGCCGCAACGTTTTCACCCGATCAACTGCAAGCCATGAGCGGTGTACGCGGTACGAACATTACGGACAGCGGCCCGACATACAGCAATAATGACGGCACGGTTAACGGTTTCTCGTGGGGTGCCGGAAATATTTCCACGTCAAACGTCACCGGCGCAGGCACGTCCTATAATTCCGTTGATAATCTCACTGCAAGCAACGTAAGCATGTACGCGCTTGAATCGTCCAAAATATCGGGCGAATATTTCGACACGCTTTTTACGTATTATCCGCATATCATGTCGCAAATTACAGCGGTTTTCGTCGCCACCGCAAACATGATGCGACTTGGCAACACCGTCAGTGTGAACGGCGTTGAATGGCATACGGTTAGCGGCGCACGAACGAAACTGGCCGATATTGATTTAACAATCAATGATTTTGGATACGTTGCCGAATACGCCAAGATAACACGCTTGTATCTTGCGCCATATGCGCACTTGGAGATCAGCGACAATATCGGCAATAAAACACGTGTCGAAATAGCGGACTGCGGGCACCTCTCGGTGCAATCGGTCACATCACTCAGCTATCCGATATTGCGGCAAATAGCATGGTTTGACGGTATCGGTGCCGACGGTGATACGCCCATTAGTATTAACGCAATCAACGGCGCTAATGTCACCGCCGACGTGCCGAACGCTGACGCGCTCAAAACACTCATATCGCACGACATACCGACTTACGCGCTGCAACGTCGCGCGATCGACGCGCACCGCGCCGACGCATACAACCGCGAAGTCGCGCAAGCACGCGAAAACACCATTATATCGTACGAAAACGGCGCACGCTCGGCAAACACGGCACGAGACAACACGTATCGCAACAGCGCCGCAGCGGTATCGAACACGGCGCGTGCTAATCAGCGTGACACCGCGCTGAAAAACGAGTCCAATAGTGTGCGTACTGATAATCTGACATATTCAATCACGCGGCAGAACGATGATTTAAACACCGCCACAATCAAGATAAACAATGATGTCGGTCAGGACAACACGTTACAGAACAAGGCGTTTATAGAGGGGTCTCAAACTCAAGCGTTAACAAGTGTTGCTAGCGCGATAGGCACAATGGCCGGTGCTGCGTTGGTAATCGGCACCGGTGGCGCGGCGTCACCGTTGGTAACTGGGTCAATGGCCATCGGCAGCGCCGCACTGCAAGGCTACAATACCGGTGTCGCCATAACCAACAATGAAGAACTCAACCGCACATCCAACAATGTCGCCAATACGAAAGCGAAAAACGCAAACAGAGCGAACAGCGAACAAACACAGCATTCAATAACGCAAGCAACCAACGTGACAACGCGCGCGAACACGCAGGCTGACCGTAACAACGAATACGCTACAAGCGCGGCAACTGTCATGACCGCCACAAGCGCGAACACGGCGAACGCGAACGCGTCGGCGTCACGTAATCAGAGTGTGGATAATGCCAAACGTGTCATGGTGAACACGCGTTCCAACGTTAACGCCGCATGGCGCGACTTGCTTAACCATGCCGCGCAGCCCGTTGGTTCGTATGATGGTGACAATTTTAGACAGGCCACGGGGCTTGACACCATGACCGTGAAAATAGTCACGGAAGACAATGGCGCGATAGCGGCGGCGGGCGATTACATGCTGCGCTATGGTATCGCAAGCAACAAACTCTACAATAAGCCGTCGTTGACGCCTTGCAAGCATTTCACGTATTGGCAATCTGCCGATGTATGGACGATATGCCCGATTGCGCAGAATGAACAATTGCAGACAATCAGGGATATTTTCAATTCCGGTGTTACAATATGGAGCAGACCCGAGGAAGTCGGCGGCGACTTCGTACACGACAATCTATAAGGTGGGGAAAGTATGGGACGTAAACGCACGCATAAAAGGCCGTTGACCCGTGCGGAAATGGGTGAACGCGGCGCACCGATGTGGCAGCAATCCCAATCGCTCAATTCGCAAGCGTATTCGATGGCGTATTCTCAAATGTTGAATATCGCGCTATCTCGTTTCAAGTGGTTGAATCTGCCGAAAACTTGTGACGCGTGGTTTTTGGAATACAATCTATTGTATTTCGGGTACGCAACAATCGCATTTCCACATAGCAAGCCGGGTGTGTTTTTCAGCACGCAAGCGGTGACTACATCGAATTTCAACGTGTATTACAAACCGAAGAAATGGGATAGTTACGGTATCAATGGTTGGCATTTTCCGGTGAACAATTCCAATGGCGTGTTCATCTACGCGAACCGTGCGCGTACGCCACTCATTCCGACGATTGAATTTTTCGCGCATGAAATTGAAGATTTGTACATGACGCGGCGGCAAAATCGTTTCAATCAGAAAACACCGTTCATCCTTGAGGTTCCAGCCGGACAACAAACTGCAGGCGTCAACGTTATCAAGCAAATCTCAGGCGGTGAAATGGCAATCATGACGACACCGGGTTTCACCGATTCGATGAAAGCCAACGTGTTGAAAACCAATGTACAGTATATCGGCATGGAATTACAGAACGATATTCAAAACACTTGGAACGCGTTTTACCAATCGTTGGGCATTAAAAATCTTCCGTTGAAAATGGAACGGCAAACCGCCGATGAAATTAACGATTACGGCGAACCGTCCGATTTACGCGCGCTCAGCGAATTAGAGGAACGGCGTGCCGCGTGCGATATTCTCAACACAAGGTTTAGAAAATACCTCAAGGAACCGATACAGGTTGTGTGGAACGAAGACAATGTTTCCCGTAACTACGCTTACTTGACGGACGTGGAAAGAATGAACGACGATGACAATGCAGAATGACATAAACCATTATCAGCCGTGTGAATCGTACGACGATTTTCATGGCGTAATGACGTACACTTTCGGTGAACTGCTCGATGCACCGGGCGGTGTTGACTGGAACAGTGCCGCGTGGTCATGGCGGGACGTTGCCTATGATGATACGCAATACACGCGTTGCTGCAAGAAAATCGAGAATCGTTTCTATGACAGGGAGTTAGGCGTTATGCCACCGTCAAGATGGCGGCGGCACTTTCTACGCCTTATTCAAGAAATCATGCCGACGCTGCGCCCGCTTTATGCACTTGTAAGCAATAATCCTGATATAATACTCAGTGATAGCGACATATGGCATAAAATGCGGACAGTCTACAGTGATTTCCCAGCGACACAATTGGCTGAAAACCAAGACTACGCGAGCAACGCGACCGATAATCAATACGAGACAATCGCAAACGGTGATTTCATGGATAAAGTCAATCGCATAAGGAACGGCGATTACGTCGATATTGACGTACTATTGCTTGAACATCTTGAAACATGTTTTAGCCCATTATGGACGGTAAACATAAACAATTATTGAAAGGATGACACATGTTTCCACTGCTGCCGTTTTTCTCGGTATGGCCGTACACGCCCGCCATACCCGCGTTCTACTGGAACGCCAAAAGCCAAGAGGAAATAATAAAACACATTGCGTGTGAAATCGACCACATAACGGCATATCTTGACGAAATCGTAACCGACATAAACAAAACATTAGCCGACTATGATACAAGAATAAAAAACATTGAAGCGCACATAAACGATTACGCCTTAGCCATATCGCAAATACAAGAACAGATTGAACACATAGGAAACACACAACTAATATGGAACGTCACAAAAGGCGAATACACTGACAGTAAAACCGCATTACGCGACCTCTATCGCGAATTGTCCGTTTACGGTGCGCGAATCAGTCAAATTGCTGACATTGACATAGATAAATTGTCCGAACACCGTACCGACGAAACGTCCGCAGTCGGCAACCTCACCATATTCAACGACAACACGCCACGCGTTACCGATACGGAAACCGGTAAACCGTACCCGGCATTATAATCACGAAAGGACAATCTATTATGGCGGAAACTCGAAACTATAAGCTTGAAAAATATGACGCGGGCAGTTCTGCTAATCTATTAGACCAATATAATTCGTCAATGGATAAAGTTGATGCGGCGCTTAAACAAATCAACGATAAAGCTATCCCCGATAGCGTCGCATAACAGAAAGGGTATACTATGGCTACAGAAACACCGTTTTATCATCTGCCATTGTATGAAACAGGCGACCTAGCGGACTTGCGCGACGGGTACAACGCGGCAATGCGGATTATTGACCGTACTATACATCAAATGCAAGTGCAAGCGGAAATTAATCATCCTCAAACGATACGAAAGGAAACCACAAAATGACAGACTATACAACCAATTTCAATCTTGAAAAATATACAGCCGGTGACGCGGCAAATCTCAATGACCAATATAACGCGTCAATGGATATTATCGACACCAATCTATACAAAGTAAACACTAACGCTAGTAACGCGCTAAACACTGCAAATCAAGCCATAACGGAAATACAAACCACAAACGATAATCTAGCGGCATTAGGCGTAACCGACGTAAACACCGCAACCACGCTTAAAAACAAGATTGACAAAACGGCGTCGAATCTTGCTGTTACAACCGAAACGGCAAATAACACAGAAAGCAACTTAACTGCGCTCGGAATAACCGACACCGTCACCGCCAAAACAACTAAAACCCGTTGGGACACGGCAGCCGAGCAAGCCGAAATCAATAAAAACAGTATATCCGCGCTCAACATTAAAACAAACCAAAACGCGCAAATCATTACGCAAGCAATCGGGTACAATGATAATATTGTCGTAATCGGGGACAGTTGGGTGGACGGCTACTATAGTAGAGCAAAACACTTAGCTGATTCACCGGCAAACGCCATTTATGATATTCTAAAGCCGACCACGAAACAAACACTAGGTTCAAGCACGGGCGGTTTCTACGCGGCCGGTGACGATGGTACATTCCTCGACCGATGGAACGCCGTGACCGATAAACAACATGTCGATAGGGTTATCATCATTGGCGGACAAAATGACGCCGGAAAAATGCTAAATGATAACGTAGCAATAACGTCTATCGATAACAGCATAAACACGTTGCTAAACACAATACGCACCGAAGCACCAAACGCGATAATTGATATATTTCCAATGTGTCTCGCAATGGGCGAATCAATGAATCGACAAAACGCTAAGTGGGCTGTAGCACCGGATTACCGGCAACAGGTTTACAACCTTTTCGCTACAAAACGCGACATTCCAAACGTGGTAATCCACGAGGGCGCATATCGCGCGGGCGTATGGGCGAGTCGTGCAGCAGACGGCGGCGACGATGGCGACGGCGCGCACCTATCGAAAGGCGGATACAGCGCAGTCGGTCACGCTATGGGCAGTTGCATTCTACACGGTACAACATTTTTCCCAACACAAAGCGGTTTCCCTAACGAGTCACAAATTAACGGAACATGGAATAATATATCAATATTTGAAACCAACGGCATACTATCAATCCAATACAACGTCAAATGCAACGGCGCGCAAAAGAACGGTGACAGGCTATTCATAATCGCCAAACAATTCAGCGTAGGCGCATCGGTATACTACAAAGACTACAGTGACAAATATTTCGTCTCAATCGACCACAACACACTAGCTCTGCAAGGCGTAAACAACATAGTCGCCGGTGACATAATCGCCGGTGGCATACGACTACTAGCGGGCTTCTAAAACAAAAAAACCGGGCGGCACTATTACCGCCCGGTTTTTTGTATTTTATATCATTCACTATCATCAATCGCAACAACATATGAACGACAATCACCATCTTTATAACTACGGCACACGAAATTAAAATCACAATCGCCGTACATAATTTCAAGAACCGTGGTAAGAGCTGAATCAAACGTAACCACACTATCATCAATAGCACCGCAATCAGTAACAGTGGTGGTAAACACGCCGTCAACGTCAACTTCATAGGAATTATCTGCTTCAATTTCGGTGACGTATGCGTTAACTTTAAACATTTTATTTTTCCTTTCATCTAAGTGAACGTCTACATAATATCACACCTCATAACATGACACGCCACAACCGCACCGTCCTTTCACGCTCACTTCCGCGTACCACACAACACCACACATGTCAACACAGCTCGGCGTGTCGCAGCTTAATGGGAACCGTTCTCAA